GCTTGCGACAACACAGCATCAGATTGGTTTTTCTGAGCTTTAGCTTGTGCAATTAGCGTATCGGCTTGACCCTGTGCATCTGCAAGAATGCCCGCAGCATCTGCATGAGCATCACCAATAATACTGTCGGCTTCTACTTTTGCATCTGCTACAGATTTTGCTGCTGCTGCGCGGTCTGCATCAGCTTGCGCTCGGATAGCCACAATCTCAGAAACAGGACCGACCAACTCTACATACTTTTTGTTTTCAGCAGTAGCGTCGGTCAGTGCTTTAAGTTTGTCCGCATAAGCTGCTGGATCGGCAAGCAGCGTTGATAGCAACTCAAAAGTAGCGTTAGAACCATCAATGCTATTAGCAATCATGCTAATCCGCCTCCACCACCTTGAATGATGGTCAAAGTAGCAGTACCAGAAGACGATGGCGAAGCTGGAGAAATAACACGAATCCCGCGAACCGGATACGAAATATTTGAGTCCGCCGTCACCGTCTTTGTTACCAACGTAGGATGATTAGTCCAATTGCCGTTAGCGGGGTCGTACCCAGCAGCAAACACATCATCAAACGTGTATTGAACAGTATAGGTAATAGAACCCGTGACCACTACGTTCAAGGCAATATTTGCCGGAGAAATGTAGTAGTCAATCGGGCACACCCGTGAAACAATTTGAGTACCGGCACCGCCGGTAATCGTGTAAACAACTGGGCGCATGTCAGCCCCTTAGTTTAGGCAGACGCGGGGAACTGATTGCCGTTTGAATTAGCTACAGTGTAGATAATCGTATACTGAACAGTACCGGCAGTTACAGCAGCTACAGTCGGGGTCATTGTGGCAATAACCTTAACATCCGTTGGGCCAATACCAATCCCGCTAGGTGATGCGGTCGAAGCAACACCAGACCATGCAGCAAGTTTGGCAGCAGCGTTGCTGACAGCAGCGCGGCCCTGAGATGTAACGTCCGTTGAAGCCCAATACAGAGCAGCCGTCGTGCCGTCGCCAATCGTGACGTTAGCAGCGGTAGAACCCGTGAAGGCAACCAGCGTATCAATGTGGATGAATTGAATCTGAGCGCCAGCAGGTAGAACGCAGATGGTGTCAGTAGTAGCTGAAGCTGCTTGACCCGTATAGTCCTTTTTGAATGTCTGCGAGACAACGGTTGCACCGCAGTTTTCAATAGAACCAACAGTTGTGCCGGTTGTGTTGCGGACAGTGCCAAGCAACCAAGGGCCGAGATGTGTAGCGAAACCCATAATAAAGTCCTCAAATCAAAACTTGCTGTCTCTTGAGGGAAGTCTGCCTAGTCAGTCAGCAAGTCGGGTATCTAGGTTTAAACTTTATACCATAAAGATATATAAAAGAAAAGGGGGCTTTTGGCCCCCCTTTCTTGCTATCAGGTCGAACCTGACGAGCCGTACATACCGAGCGGATCAGACCAGCCGAAGCTGTAACGCTCGCGGGACTTGTAACGGACGTTGCCCGTGTCGAAATCACCGTCCATTGAGTTCTGCAACGGAGTACGCACAAAGTGCTTCATACCGTTAGGAACGTCAGTGGTAAGGAACCAAGCGTTTGTGTCCGTCAAGAAGTGGTTAATGGTATACCCTTCAGGGATAGAGCCATTGTTCTTCAGGGCGTTCACATCATTGTCGGTCGTGCCAACACGCAGTTCAGTTTCAAGCAAACGGGTTGCAACGAACTGGAGTGCGGGAGGAACAATCAACTTACGGGGTTTGGCTGCAATCAACAGACCACGTTCATCGGTCCAAGCTGCGATCTGAATGACTGCGTTTTCCAACGAAGTTTCATTTAGGTCAACTTGAGTCGAAGGCGTGTTGCTGTTGGTGCCACCAGAAACCAATGGATGCGCGGCGCTAAACAATGCAACTCCATCACCGCCTCTGTAAGCGGAGCTAAAGCCATTGTTTAGAACAGCAGCAGCTTTCACCTGTTTGGTGTAAGCCATTGCGCGAGCCAAACCTTTGGTATAGCGAGCCGACAAAGAATCGTAGAGGTTATCTTCGATTGCTTCTTCGGTCAGGCTAAAGCCAAGAGCAATGGTTTCATGGTTGTAACGAGCAGTCCATGCTTCCTGTGCGTTGTCATAAGCGATGGCAGAGCCTTCGTTTTTGACTGGTGCAGCAGAGAAACCAGACAGTTTGGTTTCTTCTTCAAAAGAACGCTCAGAGGTCTCCGTTTCGTAGATCTCTTTGTGTTCCTCGCCATAGCGAGCATACTCAAGACCAAACAGAGCATTAAGCCCCGGCAGGAGTTCTTTAAGTAGTTGGGCGCGTGAAATTGCCATTTTAAATTACCCCTTAAGCGATGCTTGTGCCAGCATAATACTGATGCTGACCAAAGTTAATCTTGACCAAAATTTCTGGGTACTGCATGAACACAATAGTTGAGTTCAAAGTAGCCACAGGAGCTTGATTCAAAATAAACGAGGTAGCACCGGCAGAAGCAGCGGTGTCAACAAAAGAACCCGCAGAAACGTAGTTTCCGTTTGAGTCCAGCGAACCAACATCAGTACCAACCGGCAGCGCGAACGGCAAGGCCGAACAAGTCACAGTAGCGGTAGAAATGCTGCTATAGGTTGCAGTCCCAAGAGAAACAGCCGTATCAGGCACCAAACCAAGCACGCGAACGGGCAAAGATGAAGTGGTAGCGGGAGTGTCACTAGGAGCCAAGACAGCGTTCTTGGAGTTGCCTGTTGCAGTACTACCCGTGTTGTTAATCATAGCCAAATTTTGACCAATCATGGCGCGAGCGCCAGAAGCAACAACGGTAGTAGCAGAACAAACCACAGCTTTAAACACTTGGTCAGGGTCGTCAGCAACAATAGCTACTGCATCACCAGCCGCAGTTGATGCGGGCCAGTATTGCTGAAATTGCTTTTGTTTTGTGACGGGGTTGGTAAACGAGCATCCCAAAAAGATGCCAGTTTGGTTACCTGCCGTGCCAGTAGACACAGACAAGCGAACGATTTCACCACGGGACAACCCTACATAATCACCGTAAAAAATTGCCGTGCTGTAACCATTAGTAATTGGGTACTCACGGGTAGACCCCGCAAATACCTGCCCACCAATCAAATTGATTGGTTTTAGCCCGTAAGGGCCGTCAACAACTGGATAAGCCATTTATAGCTCCAAAAAAATTAAGTACCTTTACCAAAACTAACCGTGGAGCGCCTTTCATTGAAGATAGGCATCCGTGGGTCACTCTGGCGCATCAGATTGTTGTCTACTGATTCCGTCTGTTTACGAGACATGTCGTCAAAGTATGCCGCACGTTGTTTCATAAACTCTTCAGGGATCTTGCACAACAACAGCCCGCCAACCTCAACGTTGTCTTTAAATCGACTGTTGGGGTCAATGAGCATTTGAAACTGTGGCTGCTCTTCTAGTTTTACTGGTTCCCACCCTTCCCGCAGTTTTGCAGAAACGTTGCGGGGATCAGCGGCACTATTCAGAGAAACCCTAATCCAACGATAAGCGTAACCAGCTTGTTTGTCAGGCTCCGGCAAAAGTTCTGGCGGACGCCAAAACGAAGGACGGGCTTCAACATCACGGGTTTCGAGATTGCGGGGTGTACGGTCAGCCATTTTATGACTCCAGTTTTAGTACTTCGCGAGCGTATTGCTCGTTTTTTAAACCAAGCTTTTTAGCAATGTTTTGTTGAGATGTCGTCAAAACAATGCGCTTGGATGATGTGCTACGAGTTGCGGGCGCAACAATCGAGCTTTTTGGAGGTGCCTTGGGAAACTTCTCAGGGAACCTCTGTCGCATTGTTTGATCAATGCGTTTGTAGTATTCGTCAGAAGCCACAACAACACCTTCGTCTTTCAGTGCTTCGTGCAAGGCCAGAGCCATGCCCGTCATCACCTTATCTTGACCAAACCATGCATTTTGCTTTTGCCAGCGAACTGCGGTTGGGTCAACCTTTGGCCTCTGTTCTTCTATTGGAACATGAAACTCTTCTTCTTGTAAAGGGGTTGGTACATAGTTTTTAACACGTTCATTGCTATTGGCAATTCGCGTTAACTCTAATTGAGCTTCAAGCATTTTATCTGTATCACCAGACTCGTATGCTTCTTTGTAAGCCCGCTTTGCACCATCCAACTCAAGTTCAATCGCCCTTGAAACCGTTGAATGAGTGACCTTTTCGGTCTCATTTAAAGACGATTTAAGGCGTTTATTCTCTTCAAAAAGGCGCTTTGCAAGGGCTGTTGCCTCTTGATTTTCACGCAAAACACGCTCTTTTTCGCGTCTTTCGTCGTGTGCAAGCCTCTTTAAAGCTACAAGTTTGCCTTTTACCTTGGTGGAATAGTCCTCTAACTCGTCGTTATAGAGGTCTTCTGCAACTTTTTTAGGCAAAGGTTCCCGGTTTTTGTCTGCTTCCGGGGTGTCATCTTCAATTTCTACCTCGATGTTATCGTCCTCGTTTTTGGCTTCAGATTCAATTTCATCGGGGAATTTAAACTCTTCTTTTTCAAATTCAGCCATTTTTAGCTCCTTATTTACGTTTGATGCCGCGTGGGTCGTCTACAACAGCTTCAATGATGTCGTCATTGATTAAACGGAAGTCTTTGCCGTGGATTACCAGCCTAGAGCCTGCGTTTGGACGTACTAAAACGAAGTCTCCAACCTTGCACCAAGGGCCAGAAGGGAACTTCTTGGGGTCTTTGTATGCATCTGGACCCATTGCAACCACAAAAAGCACTGTGGTTAGCATTTCTTCAAAGTGAACCGTTGTTGAAGATTTGATAAGTCCGTTTTCAAACTCTTCTTCAACCTCTGGTACTGCACAAAGAACGTAATACCCGGCTGGGCGGGGTAGTTGTTTGGCTTTGTCTTCGGCGTTTTCAGGTACTTCGCCGTTTTCTGTAGCCAATACGAGTTTAGTCATCGGATTCCTCAACTTTAGAACGTAGGTCTGTTAGGTTTAAACGGGCGATGCGTAGACCTTTAACCACACCGACCATCTCTTTGTACTCTGTAAAGTCGCGCGGCGAGCCATTTGCCAGCGCGTCTTGCAGATGTTCAATTTTGTCGTCTATCTGTTCAATAAGAAGACGTATGTATTTATCAATCATTCTTGGCCCTTTTGTAATCTGGCTTGTTCGATAGCCGTTTGAACACTTAATCGGGTCCGTTCTAAGTTCTGGTCATGAACGTTACGGGCTTGGGCTTGTTCAGATTGCGCTTGGATACGCATTGCGTCTGTTTGTGCCTGTTGTTGGATTCTTTCCCTCTCAATCTGAAGCTGCTGCATCTTGAGTTGGGCATCCGTTTGGTCTTTACCTGCTTTTCTTTGAACTTCTTGCCCTTTGATCTGAAGTTCTGCTTGTTGCATTTGAATAAGAGGGTCTTGAGCTTGTTGCTGGGCTTGTTGCTGCGCGGCTTGAGCTTTATTACTCTGTAGCAATTGTTGCGATGCAACAGCGATAAGCTTAGAAAGCTCGACTTCAAGTTCTTTTGGAAGTTCTTTGTCGGGCGGGGGCATGGTAACGCCCATCTGCTTCTCTAGTTTTGCTCTGTAAGCAAACCCTAAATGGTCTGCAATGTGAGCTTGTAGAGAAGACATAATCATTTGCGCTTGCGGGTTTTGTCCTATTGTTTGCATAACAACAGGGTCCTGCATGAACGCTTGATGCGCCGCAATATGAGCGTCTTGGTCCTGATAGATAAACGCCTTTAGGGGTTTGCCCTTCATTGCGTTGATATTCTCGGACATTGGGTCTACGGGCTTTTGGTCTTCTTCCAATGCAACCAACTTATTAGCATTTGGAATGCTTAGAACCTCAAGCATTTGCCTGTGCAGATAGGCTAGGTCATACAACTGAGGCGCTTGCTGGGCCAACTGCATGACCGCCTGATACTGAACAACTTTTTGAGAAAGAGTTGCCGCGTTTGGATCTGACACGGGGATAACATCCACCATATCGTAATCAGATTTCTTGGCTTTTTTGTTGCCGTTTTCTGGTTCGTACTCATACGTCTCCGACGTATAGTCTGCAATAATGTTCTTTAGCAGACGAAGCTCTTGCTTCATTGAGTAATGGATGCGGGCTTGAACCGCGCTCATTACTTTTAAGGTGCGCTCTAGGATTGCCAGCGTGGTCCCTACAGGGGCGTTGGCAGACATGTCAGACGCTTGCAGATCTGCGGTGTTAGCAAACCTACGCCCGTCATCAACAATTTGATTTAAGAGCGTTAGAAGGACTTGGCTTGGTTCTTTGTAGGGCAACAACATTAAGTTGTCTTTGATTGCCCCTGACGGAACGTCTACGTCTCTAAACTCTGCCGGGGCAATTGGGGTATCGTCACCTTTGACCCGCATTCCTCTTGTTTTAAAGCCTCCGGGCAAATTAGCAAGAGTTCCGGCGTCAACCAGTTGTCGAATGATAGAAGTACCAGACTTGGCGAAAGCCCCAATAAGATGAATAAGACCAAAACAATAAAATCCAAAACCGGGAATGTACCCATAATGAACAAAGTGTTGGCGCTTCTTGTGTGTTTCATCGCCCTCTTCCCAGTTCCTGCGAATGGCAAGACATTTGTTACTGCCTTTCTCAACTGTTACAAGGTATGGCAATGCTAAACCAGTGGGTTCTCCATCCTCGTCCGTGTGTTCTAGTCCGGGGATATCAAGATTTACCTGAATCTCAAGCAACTTGTATCTATCGTCTGATGAGGCCCGAAATCCCATCTTTTCGGCAATCTTCTTTTCAACCTCATCTAGAGTGTTGTTGGGTTCGCCAAGATCAATATCAGCATAAAACCCCATGACTTGCAGTCGACGGAGTTCATTCTCTGTCTTTCGCATTACATGGGTGACGCGGGGCGATGTCTCAATGTTAGAAGCACCATAAGGCACCACAACATCTTCTGCTGGCACAAAGATGGCTGTTTGCCTGTTTAAACTTGGATCGAAGTAGACTTTACGAAAAGCGTTACCGGCGATGCCTAGACCCCACAGAAGCCTTTCGGTTTCCGGGCGGTACTCAGTCATCTCATCGGTCAACCGATAGTTCATATCGGCCTGTACCCTCGCGGCGGCTTCTTTTTTTTCTGGAGTTTCTTTGCCTATGATTTCAGTCTTTACGGGACCCGAAGCAGGGAAAATCTCCATGATGGTTTCAGCTTGAAACTTAACCACCGATTCAGATAGAAGAGGATGGTATACACCACAGGCACCGGGCCAAGGGTCCATGCGCTCTTCAATCTTTAAACCTAAAAGCTCTAGCCCATCTACATAGGCTTTGATCCAGTCTTTACGAGAAGAAATGTCATCTTCAAAGTCAGAGATGATGTCAGAGACAAGCTCTTCTACAACGCTGGGATCAAGATGCTCAACAAGGTTTTCATCAAAACCTATAGGCTCTTCAGGGGGTTCTTGAGTTGACCCAAGCTCATCATCAACCACGATGTACAGTTCTTCGCCGTCATCAAGTGACTCAAGACCTTCGGGTGCCGCGTAGAGAGACTTTTCAATAGACATTAGTAGTACGCCACTTTACGTTTAAACACTGGCTCTTCTTCTTTCATGTCGGATTCCAACCTAATGAAACCGCCTTGTCTGAATCTAAGAAGAGCCTGACTTGTAGAATCCACAAGGTCGTCGTGGTCCCCATTTGGAAAAGACGCGACCTCTTCAACCAATTCCTCTGCCCATCTTGTATCTGGTGCCCACACTAAGCCAGATGCAAATACATCCGATATTGCGTTTACACGGGCGATCTTATCATTGCCCCTTGATGGTGTGTACTCAGACAAAGGAATGCCTAGTTGCCTCAATTCATAGATTAAAGGGGCACCTGCTGCTTTCTTTTCAATGATCAATGAATCTGGCTCCCATTCTTTGTACATCTCTAATGCTTTCTTTTTTAAAGCAGGAAATTCCATTCTTTCTTTGAATGCATCCAATAGGATGATGTTGGCTATCTCATCTCCATTCTCATTGGGATGATAGAACACGCCCCATGTTGTACAAGCGGAGTAGTCAGCCCTTGAACTCTTCTCAAAAGCCGTATCCCAAGACTGAATGAGGTACTCACACTGAGGAGGGTTCTCCTTCTCCCAGACCTGCCACATCTCCCTTTTGATGATTGCCCCTTCTTCAGAGGTTGGGTTCTGCTGATACTGGGCTTCCCACTTGCTTACCGGCAATTCATTCTTGATTGCCTCTAGTTCTTTCTGGCTCCAGAACTCAGGCCACAAAGGATTCCCTGAAGGCATCAGCGCGGGAAGCTCTATAACTTCCCATTCATCCGCATCCCGTTTGATTGCGTTGTTGATGATCTGCCCCGTAAGGTCCCTTTTGGACCATCGGGTCATCACTACAACAATAGCCCCTCCCGGCTGGAGACGCTGTCTAGGACCTGCGTTGTACCATTCAAACACCCTGTCATAAACCGCAGGGTTTCCAAGCATTGCCTCTTGTTCAGAATGCGGATCATCAATGATCAGAACATCTGCACCTTTACCTGTAACCGCGCCTCCTACGCCGATAGCGAAGTAATCACCACCTTTGTTAGTGTTCCATCTACCTGCTGCTTTGGAGTCCGTTGATAACTTGGTAGGGAAAATTGCCTGATACTCTGGAGTGTTGACGGCGTTACGAACTTTCCTACCAAATCCAACTGCTAACTCGGCGGTATGCGCGGTTTGAATAATCTTCTTCTCTGGGAACTTGCCTAAAAACCAAGCAGGAAAGAGAAAAGAGGCAAACTCAGACTTAGTGTGACGCGGCGGCATGTTGATGATAAGCCTCTTCAAATCGCCCGCAGCAACTCTCTCAAAAGCTTCAGCCATGATTTGATGATGCCTTCCAGATATAAAGACAGGCCACATCTCTCTTACAAAGGGTAAGAAATTTTCCTTACAACGCTCAACCTTATCTGCTTTTAGAAGTTGAGCAATCTTCCCAATGTTGGGATGCCCCTCTGGAAGGGCATCCAGAAGCTTACGATAGTCTTTTACTTCCTGACGGGAAAGAAGACTCATAGAGCAAGGATCTTTTTAATGCCTTTGTCAGCTACCTTCAAACTCCTAAACTTGTGAGCTTGCACCCTTAGATAACCTTTTTGCCTCAATGTATGAACAATCCTATGAACGTTAGACCGACTCTTTAACTTCATGCCTTGTGCAATGTTGTTATATGAAGGCGGATAACCCTTTAACTTGATATACGCATGCACGAACTCCAATACCAGTTCTTGCCGGGGCGTAAGACCTTCCTGCTTTTGAAACATACCCCCCCCCGGTAGAAACACGAACGTTCGTATGGGGGGGTATTCTATATGCAAGTTTAAACATTGCAAGCCATAATTTGCAATAGGGTGGGGGGGTGCTTGGGTGATAGCACAAGTTGGGGAAGTGGTGATGGAATGTGTGGAATCGAGTGTAGGGTGTGACGATGCACCCGGTGGCCTAACGGGGGGGTGGGGTACGGGTGGGGTATCGTACCGCCAATCAGAACCATCCTCGGGGCTATCACGTTCGCCAGACCAGAACTATCATCGGCGCTTGCATCATGCTCTGCGCTTGCACTATCGTCTAGACTAGGACTATCGTTTCACGTGGAACCAACTGCCTTCAGCTTGAATGCTTTCAGGTGAGAGTCAAGCTCACGCTTCAACTGCTCAGGGTCTACCTGTTCGACCTTCGCCTCAGACTTATCGACGAACATACCGATGGCTTTGCCCATTAGCTCTAGGGCCTTTAAACGGTCACCAGTACGCACATTGGTATCTGATGCATGGGCATGTAGCTGTTCTAGAACGTGTCGCCGAGTGGCGATTGCGTCGTCAATTACGTTCTGTTTTATGGACTCCCAGATGGGTTCCATGAGTCCTGATATGCGTCGATCTTTCATCAGCTTGTTCGCACTGGCAATCACTGTCGACTCCGCCGTATCCGTGCGTACTGCATATGCTTTTCGATATGCATCTCTTGGTGAATTACCCTGAGCAACAAGGGACGCAAACTGACGCATCTTGGGTGTAATCCTTTCTGGCGGTTCCTTCACCCCTATTGGCTTTCCATCCACTCTTCTCTTCTCTCTGGTGCCCTCTATCATCTGTAGCACTTCCCTACGGATGCCGGGGCCTTCAACGTTCGTGCTTGATGCGGGGTCCGCACTCACGCTATCGCTCTGGCCGCCCTCGTCAGCATCACCATCCCAATCGTCCCTGCTCATTTGACCAACCCTCACAATTGTGTTCAGCGTTTACACGCGGTGTTCTGCACTGTTCGCATTCTACCGATTGTGGATAACTTGTGAATAGCCTGTGGACAATTTCTAATAACGTTATCCACAGCTTATCCACACTGTACGGATATACAGGTTTAGAACCCCTCTGGAACCCGCATGTTTACTGGGAAACCCTCCAGAATCGACGAACGCGATAGCACCAATGCATCAATATGCACTAGCGTTTAAATCGCTCTGAGGCCGTTCTAGACCCGATTTCGGGGCATATGGGTATCCATACAGTTGTGGATAACTCGCTATCTACCTGATGCGCGGTTCTCAAAAAAGAAATATCGCGCGCGTGTACGTGAGAGGCACCCTGCGACAACTTGTCATCACTGGTGCTTGCACTTGTTTAAACAGTAGTGCTAATATGCAGTCTCTCGGTTGTGTTGTTGATAACCGAGACAGGCCAAGGTTAGTAGGCTCTGCCCCCGGATGGGATAAGGCAACCGAACGAGATGTCAGCCTGACCGCTTTGACCCGCACGTTGACAGGTGCGGCGAGTGCCGAGTCCCCCGCGAGGGGCAAGCCAGCCGGGGCATCAACCCCCATGCGACAGGTGACCCACTTACACACAAGGGCACCAACTGCAACGGCTGAGAAGAGATTTCATCTGACTGCTCATTGGCGACAGTGAGCGGCAGGATGCAATCACTAACCGGAGATATCACGTGGAAACCAAGGATTACTCGGTGACGGTACAAGACAAGCAGGGCCGCGTCGCGGTTCTGTCTATCAACGGCGCAAGCGTTGATGAGTGCGTCGCGATTGGCCTGTCGCTTTCAGAGGTTTGCGAGCAACTCGAAACCAATGCGTTCTGGCTGGCCGTGCGCGAGGGCGAGATTGACGAGAGCGCCGTTCTTGTCGATACCACTGATCGACCACTCTGACAGTTTACGGGGGGGGGCGAACAATGCCCTCGCATGAAAGCCATAGGCACCGGGATGAGCGCGAGCTAACAACCCTCGCGCACCGGCATGGAGTGTTTCGGGAAGTGCAATCCCTGCTCCCCCCAACCCCTTTCACTACTGGAGAACACCATGATTATTCACTTGTATGAGCGCACTTCGTTTCACTATCGCGATGCTTACCGTGACCTCGATTCTGAGGAGTACGTAGGCGAAGTCAAGCTTCTTGGGGGTCGCGTTACCCGTGAGCCGCGTGACTTCGATGATGGCGGCGTTCGCACCCATCGCGTTGTCGCGCCAAGTCCGCTGGCCGGTCGCGACCTGACCCGCGCAATCAACACCCACTTCACGCATAGCGGATGCACTCACGATTGGGATTGTTGCGGGTGCGCCAGCACCTACGCGACCACTAAGCGCGTGTCGAAGCGCGAGTACGTGGTGAGCATTTCAACCAGCTACAACTACTGAGGGGATGACGATGATTAGAGATGCATTGAGGATGGCGCTCGCCGTCCTGACCGTTGTTCTGCTTGGCGCTTGGTTTGGCCTTGCATTGTTTTCATGGGCGTCCGGTTGCGGTGAGCACTGGACCGATAGCCGTGGCGTTGTCCACGTTGAACGTTGCACTTCAATTTATTCGGGGAGATAAACATGACACGCGAAGAATGGTTGGTTGCGCTGACCGGGGAGTTGCGCCCCCTGTTCACTCAGGCTGGTTTTCCCTTGCCCGACAAAATCAGGGTCACCTGCGGCTTCCCGTCGTCGAAGGCGCGGTCGCTGAACAAGGCGATTGGCGAGCACTGGTCGTCTGCCGCGTCTGATGACGGGCATGACGAGATTCTGATTTCGCCGGTCATTAGCGATCCCGTTGAATGCGCGGCGGTGCTGGTGCATGAACTTTGCCATGCCGCCACGCCGGGGGCAGGACACAAGGGTGCTTTCGTTCGCGCCATTCGCGCCTTGTGGCTAGAAGGTAAGGCCACTGCGACCGTCCCCGGTCAGGCCTTCCGCGACAACATCGGCGCACTCATTGAAGGATGCGGCGACTATCCTCACGCAACCCTAAACGTTGGCCGCGTCCGCAAGGTGCAGTCAACCCGCCTTATCAAGGCATGGTGCCCCTCGTGCGGGTACACGGTCCGACTCACTGAGAAGTGGGCATCGACCGGATTGCCTGAGTGCCCCAATGACGGCACTACCTTCACCCGATAAAGACACTAGCCCCTCACTGAGGGGCACTACTACTGGAGTAATGACATGCTTACCATCGAACAGAACCTCGCGCGCATCCCACTGTCGAAGCTGAATGCGGCAATCATTCAGTGCGGCGGTCAACCAACTGCCCACAAGGCAGATGCAATCGAGTATCTCGTGGATTGCATCGCGCGCAGTCAGATAACACTCACCGCAATCGAGGCCGGTGTTGTCGGGGTTGCCGCCCCCTCAGTGGACGTTAGCGCGGTCCTCAAGACCGTGCAGGACCTGCATGCGACCACCGCCGCGCTTGCCTCTACCGTGACCCGTCAGGAGGCCGAGGTCGAACGTAAGATTGCCGATGCAAAGGCGGCGGCGCTTGCATCCATCCCCAAGATCGATGCCAGCGTGGTCGCTGGTGAGGTTAGCCGCGCCGTCAGCGAGGCGTTTGCCGCGTTTAAATCGGTCACCGCTCCAGCGGTGGTGACTAAGGTTGCCGACTCCATCCTGCCCGTACGTCAGGTCAAGTTTGCCGGGGATCTGTTCCCGGTCACCGCCTACGGCGCAGTGCAAGCGGGGTTGGGCGGGTTCGTTGACTTCTCGAACCTTGCGGTCGAGTTCTGGGGCGATGCTGATGCCCCGGCGGTGCTTGACGATTATGTCTTTGATGCAGAAAACCTGCATCAGGCTCTCGTCGCACTGTCGAACCCACTCCCCCATAATTGCTGGCTGGCCGGTGAGCGTGGCACTGGCAAGACCGAGTTCGTCAAGCAATTGGCCGCGCGGTTGGGACGGAAGTTGTTCCGCATCAACTTCGACGAGTCCGCCGAGCGCGCCGAGTTCATTGGCGGCAACACCATTGTCAACGGCACCGTAGTGTGGACGCCGGGGGCAATCGTCAAGGCAATCACGCACCCCGGTGCGATTGTCCTGCTCGATGAAATTGGGTTTGCACGGGCGCAGTCAATCGCGACCTTGCATGCTCTTTGCGAGCGTACCCGTGACCGTGCGATTGTGATTTCGGAGACGGGCGAGCGCATCCCGGTCGCCCCGCACGTTGCGTTTTTTGTGGCCGATAACAGTAACGGCCACGGCGACAACGGCAACTTCGCCGGGGTGCGTCAGCAATCGACGGCATTCATCGATAGGTTCAGCTTCACGTTGAATTTCGAGTACCTGCCAGCGCATGACGAGGCCGCGCTGATTGCCTCGCGGTCAGGCATGACCGATACCGCCGCTCGCATGCTCGTTGACTTGGTCAATGTGGCGCGTGAGAAGGCTCGCATGGGGTTGCTGGTACAGGCCCCAAGCTTGCGCCAACTGTTCGCATGGGCTGATGCGACTCAGGCCGGTTTGCCGGTCGCTACGGGTTTTCGTAATGCCGTCATCAACAAGTTTCCTAGCGAGACGGCAGTCGAATTACTTGGCATCTACACCGCGACCATCAATGAGGCCGCGTTTAAACAAGCACTGGAGGGTTAATCATGTTGGGTTCTGATTTCAAGCGCGGGGTCGCGACTACGTTGGAGCGTGTCTTCAACGCCTCGAAATACACGTTCGGCTCACTGGAGATTCAGTGGTGCGGCAAGGGTGCGAGCGTCCGGTTTTATGATCTGGGCAACAACCACGTGTCTGCCATGTTTATGTTCCCCAACGTGGATGACAACGGGGTGATGCCCACTAAGGCATTGCCTAAGTTTGTTGGGATGGTGTTGCATGAGCTTGGGCATGCGTGGTTCACCGACAACACGCCTTGGGATAGGCACAATGACAACCCAACCCTGTCCCGCCTCATCAACGGTCTTGAGGACCCGCGCATTGAGCGCAAGGTTATCGAGTCGGGCATCGCAGGTAATGCATTCGCATTGTTCGAGAACCTCATCAACGAGATGATGGGGGGCACCTACTGCGAGCCGGATGATTTCGGCAACATCGCCTTTCAGTTGGCGGTCGAAGGTCGACGCATGAACGGGTATCGGATTGCAGTGCCGCCCGTTTACACCAAGTCGCGCTATCGGGTTGCCATTCAGTGGGCACTGGATGAGGCGCATAAGGCGCAGTCCACCATTGAGGTAGTGAAGATTGCCGTGGAGTTGTTGCGGCGTTTAAACGAACTCAAGCCCCCTCCCTCTCCCCAACAACCAACCCCCGATGACACCCCCGATGATGCCCCCGGTGATAGCCCCTCAGACGGCCCCGGAGACGCGCAAGGGGGTGGGGGTGAGGGAAATAAACCCGCTGACGGCCCTGCTGAGGGCGATCCTGCTAACAACAAGGGGGTTGGCAAGCAGGGTGACGAGCGCCCCATCGAACCTGACCTCGCGGATGAATTGAGACCTCATGCATGCGCGGCAGATGAGTACCTGCCCCGGCCCTCGTGCCGTAAGGTCACCACCTATAAATTTGATTGGAGTTGATATGAACAAGCACGTATACGAATCAGACTTCGCGAGCATCCTTCGCACCCCAATCCACGGCATCGCCGCTACACGGGCGAAGTTGTTGAACGTCCTGCGGTCGATTGACTATGTCGGTTGGTCGACGCATGAGGAGTCCGGTCGACTGGATCGCCGCGCCTTCACTCGGTATGCCACGGGTCAGGCCAATATCTTCAGCCGTCGCGAAGTGGTCGAGGCCGATACCGCCGCCGTGTCGGTGCTGGTCGATTGCTCTGCATCGATGCGCGGTGAGGAGATTCGCACCGCACAAGCAATCTCAATTCAGCTTGCCAACATCCTCTCGAAGTCGAATGCGGCTTTCGAGGTGACCGGTTTCCACGGGGGTGCATACGGCAATGAGTGCGGGTCGAACAGTGAGAACGTCGAATATATCCCGTTTAAACTATGGGGCGAACCACTCCACCGGGCGGCGGCCAAGCTTGGGATGATGGATGAATTGGCATCGAGCGGGACGCCCGACTACTCAAGCATTTATATCAAGCTTGAGGAGTTGTCGCGACGCACTGAGGCTCGCAAGATTCTGTTTCTGCTGACTGACGCGGAGTGCTACATCTCCAGCCATATGAAGTACTTGCAGGACTTCGCCGACAAGCGTGGCATCAACATTGTCGCGATTGGGATTGGCGACACGCAGGTAGGCAAGTGCTTTCGCAACGCGGAGAATGTAAAGAATGTCCGCGATATCGCGACTAAGTCATTCGGCAATCTCCTCAAAGCGATTGCCTAACACCGGGGGGCTTGCCCCCCACTGGAGGATGTATGAACGACAAACCAATGGAGCTTGCGGAGCGCGTTGCAAGCATTCTTTCGGGTCATGAACTGGACGATGTAATACCAGCATTGGGAATGTTATTGGCGCATGCTTGTCAAACAGGCAACATCCCGAAAGAACGAATTGTCAAGTTCATTGACAATGTATTAAACATCAAATGCGAATTAATAACAAGGCACTAACATGTATGAGTTTTGGATTAACTCAGATGGCAAGCTTATTTTATGGGAAAACCTAACATTGGAGGAGGCTGAAACACTAGAACAATTGACAGTTAAATTAAATAGCAAGTGTTGGAAGTCAAGCGGGTTCAACAAAGTTATTCCACCGCCAACTTACGAACGCACTAATTGGAGCATTGAGAACGATTGACACTAGCCCCCTTGCCTTGCGGCTTGGGGGCTTTTTTTTGCCTCAAAAAAGCGGCGATAAGTATCAAGAGCGTTTAAACGCTTGGAGTTTGCACCGGGAGTTTGCTTTTCAAACTCCGGGAGTTTGCACCCCAAAAACCCCATAAATCGTTTAAACGCGAAGATGCTCAATGAGCACCTTCAATGAGCGCCTTCAAATAAAGTCGTCTGACTGGTCCTCGAAGTAGCTACCAGTGGCCTTGTCATACGCAAGCGTTGTTTCCCCTTGCTGGCCGATCCACCTGTACCTGCACTTCCACACTGCTATCTCGACATTGGGCTTGGCCCTATGCACGGTGATGCCGCAATCGGCCTTCGCCCACCACGCCATAGAACCGCTGATTGCCATGCCGTCAGGACGCGGTAGATCCATCCCAGAGCGCGTTATTTTGCTCGGATGGGCCACGAACCATACGTGGACTCCGAACGCCTTGGCGAACGCCTGAACCCTTGTCAACATGCCCGATATAAACTCAGTCTCTTGCTGGTTACCCTTGTTGTCGATGTAGTTGTAGGGGTCGATGACCATCCCCCGAATGCCGATGCGGGCGACCGCCACCCTCGCCCTTTCCAGTATCGAGTCGATGGTCGATGGCTCTGCCCCCTCAGAGTCTAGGAACAGGAAATGGTCCTTGACCCATTTAAACGCATCATCCTTCTCCTGCTGGCTCATCCGGTGAGCGCCCTCGAAGAATCTCTTCTGAGAGTAAAGCTCCATCAGTCTTGAGATATGGATTTCGGGCGCGTTCTCGAAACTACAAACGGCAAACTTCCAATCATGCGCCCGTGCGAGGTTGACCATCAATTGATCAACGAAGTTGGATTTACCGGATGATGGATACCCCGTGACTACCGTTAGCTGACCTTGGGCCACGGTGTAAATCTGGTCCACGTTCGAGTAGCCGGTTGACTCCCCCTTGCCGTTGCCCTTCTCCCATAAATCGTTTAAACGTTCCTCGTACTTGGTTGCTTCGCTCAACCCCGCTACGGGGTACGGTTGTGAAGATGCAATGACATGTTTGACTGCGTCCGCACCGTCCTTCAGGAACACCTCATTCAGATCCTTTCCGGGGATCGTGGCGAGGCGGCAACGGTCCTTCCCAATGCGTCTAGCAAGCTCTTCAGCGCAAGCCTGACCTGCGGTATCACTGTCGGTCGCAATCGTCACGTAGGGCGCTTTAGACAGGATTTCAAAGGCATTCCAAACGAACTCGAACTTCTTGTCTTCGGATGCGTCGACCTTGCCGTTGCTGACTTTCATCGGGGCACCGGATGGAACGGATAGAACGTTCTCGATCCCGCACTCCCTGAGTGTCAATGCATCGATCTCACCCTCAACGATGACGATTGGTCCATCCTTGATATCGTCAATCCCATAGAACTCATTGTTTCCACCAGCGTCTTGGGTGAAGTCTTTCGTTTCGATGCATCGGTACTTCGTACCAACCATCTTTCCCCCCTTGTAATAGGGGAAACCTACTGCTTTCGCGGTCCGATCAAGCTTGCGAAAAAACTTAGTAGCGGCAAACAGTTGGGCATCGTCTGCCGTTGTCTTGCTGATGCCCCGCGTCGATAGAAAGTCATAGTGCTCCTGCTGTAGGAAGTCGAATGTGTTGGTGTTGATGGATTGAACCTGCATTGGTTTATCTCGTTTAAACACAGGGACGATGCCCTTGGTGTTGCAGTGGTGACAAAAAAAGACCCACACATCCCCGCTACGGTTGATGACTAGGTCCTTATCCCTTTTCTTTCTTTCGTCAGCGCAGTTGGGGCAAACAACACGGGCGTGTTGATGCACGTGCAGTGACGCAACAAGTGCTTCAACCTGCATTACTTCTTGTTGTCTGCTTTATTGGCGCTAGGTGAGCGCAGTCGCAAGTTGGCGGGGGTTGATTTCCCCCCCTTCGCTAACGGTTTGATGTGGTCGATGTTCTTTCCTGCGCGGTCTATGCCCTGTTGGTCATACATCCTGCGTGCGCGTTGTCTCTCAATCTGACCCTTGGTATCCCCTCTTTTCTTTTGGAGTTCATATTCATGCTTCCAGTTACGGTCTTCGAGCTTCTTTGCCATGCTTCCTCCATCGGATTCTTATCGTACCTGCCACCCGGAGTCGAGACAAGAGAACAATTCTTACAATTATAATTCCCTGTCTTTTCAAGGGCATAGCTCTACCAAGGTGGTCCGTAGACCACTCGCCCGGAGGGCCACTCATGGGGCTTCTCCCAGCGAACGCTTGACGCCGCGATTCATCGAATACCTAGTCGTTTACCACCCTGTTCTAGGTATCTTCTGTAGTCCCTCGCGGACAGGCTACGCGGATCTCAGGGGAGGTGTTGCCCCGTTCCGGTGTTCTCTTCCCAGCCACCCATGCAGGTGCATTGCTAACGCGAGGAGTGCGACTGAGTGAGGCAAAAAAAAACCGCTAAGAAAGACCCCGGTGACAGACATCTTGTGGATGTTCCCCTTTCGGGGCGGGATCTTACTTAGCGATTCTCTGAGCTGTCACACCCAATGAAGCTGACTCTAGCGTCAACGCTAACCAGTTGTCAAGCGCGAAAAAAAAGCCCCCGGAGGGGCTTCAAAGTGGTCACACCACTGGAGGAGACACAAGAACAAGCATCACTGTAAAGGACTAACCCGGATGATGCAACGGGGATTCTCTTTGTCGAGTCCCCAGTCGATGACCTTACGTTTTACCTGCCGGTCGTTTAAATACGCTACCCCTTGTAGCAGATCGAGGATGAGGGATTCATCGAGGTCGGGCCTACGGGATGCGTAGTAGATCTTTATCTCCACGCAGACATCACATTCAAACGGGTGGTAGAAGTCGGGGCATTGCTGTTTAAACGAATCAGCGTAGGTCAGCGCCTTTTCAGACTTGATGAACATCGGCTTGCCCCCTCGCGCAACAAGTCTTCGACTGTTTGCCTTGGATGCTGGCTCGCCAAAAATTTCCAAACAGATTTCTGTAAGTGCTTGCATGTTCGTGCCGACTACCCTATTATTGAAGAACTCGGGGGGACACTAGACGGCGGGCGACCTAGCCTAGTAGATGCGAGCGGTTCCTGTCTAACCTAACCTTACCCCCGGCTACGTGCTGGTTAGGTTGTCCAATGCCGCGAATAGAGGGGGCGCGGAATCTACTTTCCCCCCTCACCTTGGAGAGACGATGAAGATAACAAACAAGCATGGTGCGCCCGAACCGTTGGTTGCCCTCGCATCGCGAGACTACTACACAAAGGGAAAGTCAACCTATTCGGTCACCGAAATCATATCGCCGCCGCGCATCCAGCGTTTGCGCGAACAACACAATGAGTCGTTAGAACAAGACGTTTCTGACATGTTGTGGTCAATGATGGGTTCTGCTCTCCACGTAGTGGCAGAACGTAGTCAGGTCGAAGGTCACATTAGCGAAGAGCGCCTGTTTCTAGACATTGACGGGGTCCGTCTATCGGGTGCCATTGACCTCCAGCGCGTCGATGGGGACATGGTTGATATCGTGGACTACAAGTTCACCTCCGCGTGGTCCCTGAGGGCTGACAAGGACGATTGGCACCAACAGCAGAACTGTTATGCCTACCTTGTTAATAGGGTGAAAGGCAAGAAGGTGCGGTCGATCAAAATTTGCGCCCTGATCAGGGACTGGTCTCGCCGCGAAGCCGCCATCAAACCAGACTACCCACAGGCACCAATCCAGATGGTCGATATACCCATTTGGGAATATTCCGTCATCGAGAAGTTCATCCGCGACCGCATCGAGGCTCACCGTCAGGCACAAGTCTCTGCGGACTGGGGCGATGAGCTTCCCTTGTGTACCGACAGTGACCGCTGGATTCGCGGAGATAAATGGGCAGTCATGAAAGAAGGTCGTAAGACTGCTGTTCGTGTCTACGACAATAGCGAAGAGGCAATCGCCTTAGCTGAAACAGATCCTAAGTTCAGCGTTGTTGAACGTAAGGGTGAGCCGGTGCGATGTACCGGAAATTATTGCGGCGTTGCCGCGTGGTGTTCGCAGTTTAAACAGGAGAGTAAAGATGATTTATAAAACTTTAAAGCTAGATGAAAACATTGAGGAAACAAGAATTTTAAATTTTATGATTGCAATTGCATCTAATATTCCAAAGCAAGCATTTAGTGATGATTCAGAAAAAGATAAAGAATATGCATACAAAACATTAGATTTAGCTATAGCTTTTAATGACGTTTATTGTAAACATTGGGAGTAAATACAATGAAAACTAGAGATGAACTTGTGTTGGATTTTATGTTGGCAATTGCTTCAAACATATTTGTCGAAGACCTAGATTTTACTAAAAACGATGAAGACGTTGCAGACGTTTTTGCTGATATTACTTTGGTAACGGCTCAAGCCCTTACACGTAAATACTTGGAGTCGCTATGACCGTTTATAAGAAGCTTGCTGAGGCTAGGGTTCAGCTTCTTTCCGTGGATATGAAGAAGAGCGGGAAGAACAAGTTTGCGGGGTATGAATACTTTGAGCTTGGGGACTTCCTTCCCCATACCCACCGCATCTTTAATGATGTTGGGTTGCTTGGGGTGTTTAGTTTCGAGGGAAGCAACGCAACCCTAACGATCCACGACACTGACGCTACGGGGTCGGTTGCCTTTGTTAGTCCGGTTGTGTCTGCACACAATCCTAAAGGGCAACAGATTCAGGACTTGGGTTCGACGCATACCTACCTTCGCAGGTATCTATGGCTGATGGCGCTTGAGCTAACCGAGCATGATGCGGTCGATGCTTCGCCTCAGTCGGAAAAACCCCCAGCCCCTGCGGAACGTAAGGCAGAGAAAACGGAGAACCCCAATCACGCCCTCTTTGTGGAGAAGACAATTGAATGGGCAAACCTATTGACCACTAAGGCAGAGCTTGCCGACATATGGAAAAAGAATCAGGAGGATATCAACAACCTGAAGAAAGAATCGCCTGAGCTTTATGAGAAGTTGAAGGCGCGGTTTGGTGAACTTAAATCTAATCTAAAGGATTAACGTGGAACAAAAGTTTGTACCAAGGCCAAATACAGGCTCGTTATTTAAAATCAATGTCAAGACTAGCGAGTTTAGCCCTGACATGAAAGGCGACATTTTAATTGATACCAAGACATTGACTATCGATTCTGATGGGATTGCCGTTGTAAAGCTTTCGGGCTGGAAATCAGTCTCGAAAACCACTGGGATATCTTATCTTTCATTAAAGGTAGACCAGTGGATTCCCCCAGCAGTACCAAGAGTTCAACCTAAACAAGAGGAACAAGACGATGACATCCCTTTCTGAATACAAAGTCCTGCCCACTACTGGCGTTCCAGCCGCACCAAACGTATTGCCAATTAAGCGCGGTCGTGGTCGCCCTACCGGCGTGAAGAACGGTCAAGGCAGGAAGAAAAAACCGCGAGTTGTGATCAACATGGAAGCGGTTCTCGCAAACAGCGAAGTCAAAAAGCTGACTGCTGAAGTGGCTCGTTTAAACGAAGAGCTTAGGATTGCGAAGTCGGCGTTTGAAGGTGCGAAGTTGCACATTGAAGCAACGGAGAAGAAACACAAAGCCGCTCTTATTGTGATTGGCTACCTTGAAGCGAAGGTGTTTAGCGAATGAATGCCTTGATGTTTGAGTGTCAGAAGATCGCACTTAAACAGGATGCCGCTGGGTTCGTACTAACACTACGAATCCACCCTGACGACATCCCTGACGAACTGTTTAGGGATGTTGTCGGGTCCAGATACGGATGCGCTCTGGTTAAGGTTGGCGATGACGAAGAGCCTGTCACCTACTTAGACAGGGTACAGAAGGCTGGGATTCTATGCCGCGACCGCGACTTCCAGTTTTGGGTTTACAACGAATTCAACGCTGATGGTGTGACAGAACAGGATGCTATCAATGCTATCTACATGTTCTGCGGAATCGAATCCCGAGCAGAACTCAATAGCGATGTTGAGGCCCAGAAAACTTTTGACGAGTTAATTAAACAATATGAGCAATTCAAAAACACGTTTTAAGACCGTCACCCCGGTAATGATCTACATAACCCCGGAAGACAAAGAGTCTCTGTCTAAGTACGCCCAGCAGTCAAAAATGACTGCAAGCCAAGTGATCAGGGAGGGACTAAGGATGAGACTACAAGGGAACGACTTCAACACCGGGTTCAATCAAGGTTTAAACGAGGCGATAAAGATCGCCAAGGAAACCGAGGGCGCGAAGATGATGTTCCCGAGCGGGAAATCGTTTGCCGATTTGGTGTGCGAGAACCTGAAGGCGGCACTGCGGAATGGACAATGATGTGAGGTTGTTTATAGCGGCATTGGCTATGAACGGATTGGTTCAATCAAAGCCTGACTTGAACCCATCTGAAATTGTAGAGATTGCCTTTGAAATTGCTGATGACATGTTGGAGGAAAAAGATGAAGGAATCCTTGCAATCAAAAGAAGACGGAGACACAGAAAGTGGTAAGTCTGTTTCCAGCGATATACATACTGTTCATAATCTTTCTGATAGCTTACCTATTGCATCTGATGAAGAAATAAAATTCTTTAACCTAACAACTGAAATACTAAAGTTGCAGGGTTTGATAATGACTAAAGTCAATGACATAGATTCAAAGAAAATATAAAGGTGATACGCATGAACATTCAAGACAAACGAGAAACCGACTATCAGTTAGAGCCGGTGTTTAGGATTCCAACCACAGAACAGTTGTATGTACCGCACTACATCAACCCTCATGAATGGGTAGGTCTAGGCGGCGATGTATGGACCACCAGCGAGTTGCTGGAGTCGAAGGCTAGGCCGGAGTTCAGATGTATGTGGACGCGCCCTTGGGTCGAAAAAGAACTGTTTAAGGGCAAACCCCGTAGCTTAACAACGGCTGAACTTGAAGTCTTAATAAGGGCAAGAGCATGAATACTTGGCAGGAATGGTGGGCCAGCACTTACGGAAAGAACGCAACCGCTGGCGGATACAACCCCATAGAAGGTTACATGTATGACGCATGGTCTGCTGGGTTTCAGGCAGGGGCTTTAAACTCTGAGAAAGAGATTGCCCATTTAAAGGCGCAGTTGCTGCGTGTGGGTAATCAAGAGAAGGTTTTAAAGGAAGCATTCCTTGCAGGACAAATGGCTAGAAAATGAATCACAACTGTCAATCATGCAAGGTAAACCCTGCCAAACATAAAGTGCCAACAGCAAAGGGCAATGGGTTTCGTTGGAAGTGCGAGGCTTGCTTTAAACGTTTAAACCCAAGTGGATTTAAGGACAAAATTGCATGATTACCGAACAGGAAGAATCCGCAGGAAAGCCTACTAATGGCGAAGCACAATTACCGAACGGGAAAACCATGACACGCGATGACATTATCCGCATGGCGCGGGAGGCTGGGATTTCACAATCCCATGCGGAAGGCATGGCTGATTTTCTTGAACGCTTTGCCGCCCTTGTCGCCGCGCATGAGGAGAAGGAGTTCATCAAGATGTGTGCTGAGTTACGCAGGATGGCGATTGCAGAGGAGCGAGAGGAGTGCGCCAAGGTGTGTGAAGACAGCGTTGAATACGCAGCGGATGAATTGGCACGGCAAATCCGCGCAAGGGGAGCGCAATGAAATACGGAATCCTTGACGACGAAGGAGTTGTTGTGCGGTGGGTCTGGGAAAAGCCTGACTACCCGCACATCGTAGTCAAAGTTAAGCGGCAGCGTAAACCTAAGTTTGATCCATCTGGTTATCCAGATGCTTTGTTTTAGGAGAAATAAATGAACGAACGAATTAAAGAATTTGCTGAACAATGTTGGGATAAAAGATTAGATGGACTTCATTTCGATCAGGAAAAGTTTGCCGAGTTGATTGTGTTGGAATGTCTGGATGTTGTTGACGAAGAAGTGAGCGGTATGCTTGGTGTTCATGTTATGAAAAAGATTGCTGAACATTTTGGAGTTAAATAATGACCGACCATGAGTTTGACTGCCCCCGGTGCGGTCATTGCTGCCCACAACCTAATCAAAAGCCCGTGGGATGGTTCGGCTATGACACTGGAGTTCGCGCTTGGTTTGAAACAAACAAAGGTGATGATGATTCTATCCCGCTGTACAAAGCCCCGCGACAGTGGGTTGGGCTGACTAAGGAAGAAGCAAAAGAAATTTCGCTGGCGAATCGTCCATATGTCATAGACATGATAGCCGCGCTTGAGGCAAGGTTAAAGGAGAAGAACGGTGGGTGAAAAGGCTTTGAAATTAGCTGATGAAGTTTTGGCAAAGGAATACGCGCCACGAATTGAAATCGCAAAAGAACTTCGCCGTCTTCACTCAGAAAACGAACAACTAAAAGCCCGCGAATGGGTCGGGCTGACGGATGAGGAAATCAAAGAAATTATAGGACCGTGGGGGGATACGCCAATCAAAGGCTACACCCGCAAACTGTTTGACCAGATTGAAACCAAACTGCGGGAGAAGAACGGTGGCTAAGATTCTGTGCTGGTTATTCGGCCACAAGAACACCATCAGTTGCGTTGACGCCCATTACCGGCACACGCACGACAGATGCGAGCGATGCGGCGTTGTTATTCCAATTGTAAAATTTTATGAGGATTGGTCATGAGCGGAGGTCTATTTAATTACGAGCAATACAAACTTCAACAGATTGCCGATGACATCGAGCAACACATTGTTGATAACGAAGATGTTGGCTGGGATTACAAATACAAAGACGAAACTATTGCTGAATTTAAACGCGCAGTAGAGATGTTAAGAAAGGCATACATCTATGTACAAAGGATTGACTGGTTGGTTTCTGCTGATGACAGCGAGTCAACATTCCACAAACGTCTTAATCAACAACTGAAAGAATATGACGAGTCAACAAAAAGTTCTTGAGTATTTAAAAGAGAAAGGAGAGGTTATCTACAAAGACATTGACGTAGAAGGGGTGAACAGGAAAGCATTGTCGGGAATACTCAAACGATTGTATGACGCGGGTTTGATAGTAAAGAAAGAGGTTAGAGAACAGAACAGAAAGTATTTGCTATATAGCGCAGGGCCGGAATCGGTTGAACCTGACTATTCTTACATTCTTAGAAACTTACCAAGGCACATTGACTATGGATATGGTGAATCATCCTGAGCATTATTTGAAAGGTGGTATCGAAACAATCGACTACCTAGAAGCAAAGAGCACACCGGCAGAATTTGCCGGGTATCTACGTTTAAACTGCATGAAGTATCTAAGCCGGGTTGGTCACAAAGGTGACCCGGTTGAAGACTTGAAGAAAGCTGCGTGGTATTTAAACAAACTTATCGAGGTGAGCGATGGAGGATAAAAAGATTTTTATGGCTGAGGCTGTAGTGCTTTTAAAGCAACTAACGACAAAACTCCAAGAGCTAAACGCATCCGATGACACTAGTTCCGAAGATCTTATAAGCACCTTTGAGAAAATTTCAAAGCTTGCAAAAAACGGAGCCTACTGGAGCGCATATGTTAGTAAACGGTGAGTTCGTAAAGGACTGGGACAAGTCCCGAATTGGGATCAGCTATCACCCTGTGTGGTATCGCCACGCGGCTATGTGCTATGACATGCACAGATTGCAGGAGCATCTAGTATGCGGCAATCCTTTACTCCCGTCCGTATTCGATAAAATCAAATCAATGGTGTTTCCATATCATGGACAATGAAAAAAAACAGCTTCTTAATATTGAAGAAGTTATGCAGTTAACCAGAAAAAAACGTTTAACAATCTTTACACATGTAAAGTTAAATTTATTTCCTGCTCCGGTTAAAACTGGAATTCGTTCAGTTGCATGGAGAGCTGAAGACGTTGAAAAATGGATTCAAAGTTTAAACAAATCAAACAATATAAAAGAGGAAACCAACTTAAAATCAGTTCGTTACAAAGAAGCCTTAAACTCGCTTCGTTATAAATGGTTGCGCCGAGAGTTCTTGGCGGGACGAGAACGAGACATTGCAGAGGGTTTAAACAACGAGCAGGAACTGGACGACTACATTGATTCAAAGATTGGTGAGTAGTTGGACATACTGACGCCCAAGGGACAGAAGTCCCTGAGTGACGAGAGGGATGTTAAGAGATGGTTTGAGTCAACGTTCAGTTTAAAGTACGTTGAAACCCCGAAACATCGAGCCGCCTTTGTTGACGCGGTCATCATCAAAGACGAGGTTGTAGCGGTAGTTGAAACCAAGTGCCGCTACAACACATCCTTAGATGACTTCAAGACAAAGTTCAGCAATGAGTGGCTGGTTACTTGGGAGAAGTTAAACTCAGGCATAAGGATCTCAAAGGATCTTGCCGTTCCGTTTTATGGAATTCTTTACTTGGTTGAGTCTGGTATCGTTATGACAGTAGTGGTGTCTGACAGTTTGGGGAATGTTGTTGCCCCGCTTAGATTAGAAACAACTGTCACTCAAGCAACTATCAATGGTGGCTCCGCAAACAGGACCAACGCTTTCATAAACATGAAAACCGCGAAGACATACAGCATTGACCAAAGCTGAAAAGAAATACATGAACTCTGTAGCGGAGCTTGGGTGCCTTGTCTGTAAAAGGATGGGTTATTCAGGAACCCCTGCGGAGTTACATCATCCCAGAGCAGGAACGGGTGGTGGTCGCCGCGCCAGCAACTGGGATGTAATACCTTTATGTCCTGAACACCATAGAGGCAACACAGGTATTCACGGACTAGGAACCAAAGGATTCCCTAAGCATTGGGGTTTTGATGAACAAGATCTATTAAAGGATGTTCAGCTTGCCCTCAATGGAACTCTTTTCTGATTGCCTTGATATCAGCGGTTAAAGCAATTTCGTATTGATGAAGCTCATCTAGGATTACGCGCTTTTCATCGCCACTCATATCTTTGTCTGCGTTAACCGCGCCGCGATATTCTCTAATCTGCTTCATATCTTTATCAATAGACCTTACAAAGTCTTTCAACATGTAAGTGTTCTCATTCTTTTTAAGATATTCCTCTAGCTTATCGGGATCGTTTCTTTCCAAGAAGTTAACTGTACGTACAACCTCATCGACCTCGTCTTTCAGATCGTAGTACTGAGCGACCGTACCAGAATCAGAGGCAAAGAACCTCTTAATAACAGGCAACTGCTCTGCCCTTGTAGTGGCTTTAACTGGGTCTCCTTGGCTCGAAAAGACCGAGTCCAGCATGTTGACCGCATACATGCCCATCGTGCCCGTGTAGCCCCGGATAACGTTGTCTATCTGTATTGGAGACATGCCGGTTTGCTCGCCCAGCCACCGCGCACCAAGTGAGGTGGATGCGGTGTACTGAAGAGGTTTAGCTACATCTTCAAGACCGCGACCAACAATCTTTTCCCCTGTAAAGAAGGAATGATTGGTGATGTTCTCGGCAAACGGAATGAACGCCTGAGGGATTGGGTTGAACTTTAGCGTATCTACAATGTTGCGGGTGATTGATTCCCTGAAGTCCTTCTCGGTGTCCTGACCCATTGTGTATTCTAGGATACGCTCAGGGAACACTTTAAACAGGACGCCAATCTCAAACGGGATCGGGAACCGGAAAGGCTTTCCATTAAATGTCAGCCCCGGAACAATCCAGTACCCATCACGCTCTTCCTTTGTAAGCTTCTTGTACTCATCATCGTCATGGACCATCCACCAATACAATCCTGACAACACAAGGATGGATAGCGAACGAACAATGAAAGCCTTCTGCATCCGCTCTTTGTTGGCATTAGCTGCCTGACCAAACCCAGAACGATAGAGAACATCCAAGCCTTGGATGCGGGCGTTCATAAATGGAACGACAGCGGTAAGGATCTGCATTACTTGGAAGCTCCCACGGCGGGAGAAGTTCATCACCTCCGATGCTTGGAACAGTGCCTCTGCTTCGTTGCCGGTTTCAGCCAATGTGCGCTTATAGATCTCTGCGCGGGTTGCTAAATCAGAAGCGTTAGAGCCTTGCTCAAGCATGTCCCAAAGAGCGGTAACTGGAAGCAAAGCTTTCTCGGTCTTGGTTCTGGTTCCTGTCTTAGCTCTCAAAGCCTTCTCAAAAGCTTCTGCGCTGT